CAACAATTTCAGCCGCGATCTTGTTGTAGTCATCCTGTACAACCTGAACGGCAGGAGCGGCGGCAGTGGCAGTAGCAGTTGCTTGTTCCATTTTCGTTTTCTCCAAAGATGCTGATATTTTTGCGGGTACTGCGGAAACTTGAACCGATCCGGCGGGTTTCTTAATCAATGCCGCAGGTGCATGTCTAAACTTGGCGAATAACTCAGGGCTGATGGACGCCGCCATTGGCTGTACATCTACAACGCTTGTGGCGAAACCTTTGGCAACCGCATCCTCTGCGGTCATCCATGTTTCTTCGTCCATCAAATTTTTGATTTCAGAATCGTCTAACTTGGCGTGACGCTTGTAAGCAGGAACCATTGACCCGCCGACTTTATCCAGCGTGTCGGCCATCCGGCGCATTTCGTTCGCATCGCCTACCGCCATCGTCCAAGGGTTGTGAATCATGAGCATCGAACTCTGGCCCATGACGATTTCGTCCCCGGCCATAGCGATTACACTGGCAATAGAAGCAGCAAGCCCGTCGATGTAAGCAATGACTCTTGCCTTGTGCGCTAGAAGGGTGTTGTAAATTGCCAGACCATCAAATACGTCGCCGCCAGGAGAGTTGATTCTGAGTGAAATCCTGTCTACTTCTCCGACTGCTTTTAAATCTTCCGCGAAGGACTTCGCCGTAGTGCCGTCACCTGTCCACCAATCGACACCAATTTGTTCATAAAGAAGTATTTCTACTTCCTTATCTCCCTTCGCTTTGATTGTCCAAGGCTTATGGTTCATTGCTTTGTGTGGCATATATAGCCATGCCTGTTTTTAAACGGTCAAATTTTTCTAAATGACCAATAACCTCGCTTTGCTATTTGTGTCCGGCTCGACTGGCTTATTCGGTTTCTGCGGTTGCGCCGGAGGTTCTTCCGCTGCCGCCGGAGCAGATTGTGCTGGAGCTACTGACAGCTCTACGCCTTTTTGCCGTGCGTAATCTTCCTCGTCCGCAACTTGGTCGATAACTTCCTTGTAATCCAATCCCTGCGCCGCAAGTTCCTGTGTTCTCGTACTTAAGCGGTTATTGATTCTGGCAATAGCCGCCTCGGCGTCTTTCTGCGGATCGACCCAAGGGAAGCTACGAGGATGCCAGCAAGGTTCATAGTCCATGACTGACATAGGAACGCCCTTCATGTAGCTAAAGAGTGATTGGAATAACCAAGCCTGATAAATCGGCTCACACAGTTCTTCAATCAGCCACGTTTGCAGATCGGCCCATGTATCGCGCTCATCGAGCAGACCGACTCTGGCGCTTGAGTAATTTGCGCCTTCAAGATCGCCTGACAAACTCATGTAGGAGACATCTAGGCCAGCGGCTATGCTTCGGAGACACGCTTTGCTGAACGCTTCATAAGCAGCTACAGGATGTTTGGGATCGAACATCTGCATTTCTTCGCCAATGCCAAGAGCAGCAAATGTTCCCGGTTGAATATCAATCGGCACCCCTCCTGCGCCGTCAGATTCCTTTTTCTCGTTAGGATCAGTCTGCGCATTGGGATCAACGTCTTTCTTGATTAAGCCCATCTGACATGCGGCTACCTGCGCGGCTGTTAGTTCCGCTTCCTGATAGCCTTTGAACATGTGCATCTGTAGAGCAGCACCTACCATCCAAGGCACGCCACGCGCTTGAAACGGGTCTTTGACAACCAACAGGTGAATGATTTGATCGGCGGGAATTGCTATACGAATCCGGCGCTGGTAAGAATCTCCTTCGGGCCTGTCCCAGACGTGGTAATTCACTACTGCGCCATCTTGGTTGTACTCAATTCCCATGATGACGCGGTTGCCGTTGCGGAGGATTTCGTTGTAATTGAAATCTACTTGATCCGGGTCGATAAACTGCGTCGTAAAGTAGTGCGGGTTGTCTTTGCGGACTAATTTCCTGATGAATGCTTCGCCATCGACTGCCACTTTATAAACACAGAGTTTTTGGACTTGAATCCACGTAAACCTCTTGGCAATCGTGCAATTTGGCTTTTTCCCCCAGTCTTTCCAACCATCCCGAATGGCATCATTCAATGCCTTGTTGGGCTTATTTCCACGCTGCAACATCACTTTGGGCTGAAGTGTTATTCCCTCTGGTCCGACGATGTTTTTCTGCAATAGCGACAGGAACTTAATCGCATTGTGATTGTTGCGCGCCAGTTCCCGGCTGCGTGCGCGGAGGGTCGGCAAAGGTGCGCTACGAAGTTCCTCATTGAATGTCTTGATTGCTTGCTGGAAGTTATCGAGCAGCCGATTCCTTCCAGCCATGTCATAGCCAGCGCGGATACCTAGCCGGGTAAAGTGCTCGGATTTTGGGAAAACTTTATTCCACAGTTCACGAAACACGGCTGAACCTCGATCTATAGGCGTTGGGGTACTTACCCTCCTCACGCGCTACCCGTTGCTCATAAAGCCGTTTTGCGCTCTGCAATTCGTCTTGAGTGAGGTACTTAATGCTGCGATTGCCAATGGTGTATTCAGCCACGACAGAGCTTGATCCGCCTTGCAGTGTGGCGTTTATGGCGTCCAGCATTTTGCGGTTAAAACTTCTGGCATCTACCGGAGCATCTACTTCGAGGTTTGGCAGGATAGTGATTCGGCCTGAGTCGGCGGTGTATCTCTCACTGCCTTTTTCTGCGAAGGCTGACCATGAATAATCTCCCGCGACATAGGCCGCCGTGGTTGCGGCTGCGACAAGCACATCAAACGAGTCGCCGTTAGGAGTTGCACTAATGTCAATTTTTTGTGTGGCATTACGGAAAGCATAGGCAAGTGTCCATCCATCCGAGGCGGGATAGTCGGAAAAACTGACCGTCCATTTGAAGGTATCGCCGGCCGAAATCTGCTTAGGCACGCAAGTCTGACTCACGAGCCTTGCTCTACACTATCGGCTCATAAACGGTCAAAAATGCGGTCTAAAATCGCCAGTTGCCTACAAAACTATTGTTACCGCGCATTGTTTTGGGATTATTTACAGGTGGCGGAGTAGTAGAAGTTGTCACAATTTTAGGCTCTACAGGCTTAACTTCTTGCTGGGGGACTATTCTTGCCATAATCGCGGCATGGGCCTTCACTAGATCAACCTTACGAGCTTCTAAAGCTGCCAGTGCGTACACTTCTAAGTCTAGGGCTTCGTTTCTGTCCCGCATCTGCCGCCATTCGATACGAGGGCGGAAATCTTTATATCTGACTACCTGTTTTTCGGCGGTAAGCTGGGCAAAGTATTCCTCATCCCATGCTGGCTTTTGGGGAAAGTGACAATATCCATGCCCCGGCTTGGAAATAATAAGCCTTCTATAGATTAATTGCTTGGCGGTATCGACTCCGACAGTAAATAGCTTGTGTCCGGTTAGCTCTGATGGCCTTCCGACAATGGGTAACGGCTGCCCCGGAGTGTTGGCCCGTCCTTTACAGGCAAAGATGAATTGCTGCCATCTGGCCTTGCAGTACTTATAAACCTGCTGGGTATGATGTCCGCCAGAATCAACGAAAGTACAGACTACGCGCAAATTTATTCCAGATTCATGCTTGAACGTGCGATAGATGACTTCATCCAATTCCTTCCACACCTGTTCTCCCGAAGGATCACCAAAGAGTTGAAGGTATTCCACATCCCAGGATTCTTCTCCGACTCCCCAGCCTTTAATCTTTATTTCTAAGCGGTCTTTCTGCACATCGACGCCGGCGGTTAAAACAGCCGCACCCATTGGAACATCGGCTTCATACACTTCGCGCCGCTGATACAGGAATGAGCTTTCTACTGTTTCGCCTTGCATCTGCCATGCTTCGCCTAGAGTTTCGTTATAGAAAATCTGTAACAGGCTTGGATTTTTCCCTGCTTCCAAAAATCTCCGCACAATACCCGCCCATGATGACCCACCGAGGGACGAATAGAGCTCGCTGATATGAAACCCCGCTACATTTCCACCAGGCTTTTCCGCTATCCATTCGCCATTCCGCACCATTTCATCCTTCTGGCTTTCTGGAATCGCAGCGCCGCATTCTAGGCATACGCAATAGGCTGTCTCTGGCCTATGCCTTCCATACTTCGGATGCTTAAGATTTTCATCTTTGTCCCATTTAATGTTTTTAAAGAAGTCGATTACAAACTTGTGTCCGCAATCAGGACAGGAAATATAAAACCGTCTCTGATCTGACGCTTCATATTGGCTAGAAATCGCGCAGACTTCGATAAGTGTCGGCGTCGAAAATACCCCCCACCGCCGATTCCAGAAGTTCTTAGTTCTCGATTTAGCGCGGCCTACCGGATCGCCTTGCGGCCCTGGATTTGTGTCGTACTTGTTGATTTCGTCCATCAGTAAAATGCGAATAGGCCGCATTGCAAGGCGAGATTCAGAGTTTGACCATGCAACCGTCAACTGACCTCCGGGAAACTCTTTGTGGACAATCGTATTTCCCGAACCTTTTACTTTGGCTTCTTTAATGAGCCCCGAAAAACATGGCGAACAATCCACCATCCCGCGCATTAACCTATCTTTTGACCAATCCTCTGCATCGTCCCGCGTAGGCTGCAAGATCATGATAGGAGATGGATCTTGGTGGATGAAGTATCCAGTCACGTTGTTGATGATTTCGGTTTTGCCGATCTGGGCTGAGGATTTAACTACGATGCCTTCTATTTCGGGATCATTGAAGGCGTCCATAATCCCTCGCGTCCAGGGCGCACGCGACGTTCGCCAGCGTCCCGGTTCTGCTGAGCTTACAGAAGAAAGCTGGCGGTATTCATCGGCCCATTGCGAAACGGTTAGAGATGGAGGAGGAGAAAAAACACGGAAGGATTCAGCGTAGGCTCTAGCGAGTTGATCCATCGCTTCCGGGTATGCAATTTTTAGGTTGGTTCAATATTATTTTGTGAGGCGTAACAACATCGAATACATCATCCTCGCCATCAATTTGTTTGGCTAATGCGCCGCATCCACATTTGACGACGTAAATTGGAGGCGCAGTATCGAGTACTGGATACGAATCATCGAAATGCCACTCATGCTGATGTGATGCGCTCATATCGACTCTCCCGCAAGCTGCGTAAGCACTACTTTTTCTTTCGGATAATGCACTGGACAATCATGTGCATCACAGCAAGTACAGGTCATCATGTATCGAACTAAGACCTGCATTCCGCACCCACCATTGGCGCGACCCCGGCAGATACATGTGCAATTGGCTGGCTTGTCGCTCATATTGCTTCCTGTGAAAGCTGTGTCAAAATCTCTCTCATCTCAGCATCTAAAACTGCTCTGACTTTGGCTACATTTCCATTCACTGCTACCAATGGAGAAACTTTCGTTGGTATCCCCAAAAGCCTGTTACGGATGATTGAGTTTACTTTAATCTGCGCCTGCTTGACTTCTTCAACTGCCACCACTTCCCCGCGCTCACGGGCCAGCTTAATTTCGGCTCTGGCTGCGTCAGCCTGAGTTTTCCGCGTTTGCTGTACGATCAAATCAAAGTCGTAATGCTCACCGTCCAAAGGTTCTTTCCGTTTTGGCGTTAGTTCCTCAACTTTTTTCCGCACATACCACTCGAAACACTCGCGCCAGACAAAACGCTTTTGCTTCCCCAAACCAGTGGATGGTAAGCCCTTATTCCCTAACTCCCAAACTTGCCGGACAGAAAGTCCAAGTAGCGTTCCGAGTTCTTGAGTATTGAGAGAGTCGAGGTTCACGATTTGGCAAAACCCGCCCCGATTCGCACGCTTGCCGCGCAGATACTTCCGCACCTTAAAAAATTATAGTAAATAGGTGAAACGAGCGGTCGTGAGACAACCGCCCGCGAAAGCTCAGGAAGTACCTTTTTTTCATAATCTTGGACGGAGATGTCATATTGAGACAGTCCGTAAGTCGCTGATAATGTCTGTATGTTGTTGATAATCACAATTCCTTCGCTTTTCGTGTGCATTTTCAGTGTCTCTGCACAACCATCATTGGCAACTTAATCCTATGCACATCTCGATAATGATAGAGCACAGCCAGTATGCACCTGTCCCAATCTTCCGGCATAACCCACGATGATTCGTAACCGCACTCACATGTAAGAGTCAGAGGGCCAGCTACATTGGAGAACATTTCCTCGCCCATGTGATCGAGGAGAAGGCTCACGGTTTTTCTCTCTGTGATCGCCTAGATTCGCTATCAAACTTAACCTCAAAGTTGCCGCACTGAAAATGGAAATGGCGGTTGTCAAACAGAACGCTAACCAGCAATCGACGCAACAGCAATAGTCCTGCTATTACCAGCAGCACAATCCAAAAGGTACTCATTTATCTGCAATCTCCATTGCATTCTGGACTAAGGCAGTAAGCACATGATGTGTTACGCATTTGATCTTCATTGTTTTCAGCGCATGGCCGACGATCTACTTCAACTCGTGAACCAAATGACACTGTTACATATTCGCCCATCGGGGGCGGA